ACAGGAGCAGGAGTGGATGGCACCTTTTTGTTTTTATCCGGTGGGGTTGTACCCATTGGACTCATAACGCCGCCTAGTAATAAACTACTTAAATTAGATGCCATCGTATCCTCCGATTATCGCCCTCTGTATGCTTTTGTGGCAGCCATGTGTTGTTGCTTTGCTGGCTTTGCGACTAAACCAGCCTTACCCTTGTGCTCAATTGCCTCGGCTCGTTGAATTTTGCTCATAGATGGCTTTCCTTTTAATCCATGTTCTTTCATTTCCATGGCAGGTAAGTTTTTAGCGCTAACTTTGCCGTGTCCTTCTTTGCGTTCAACACGCAAAAGATCTCGCTTAGAAAGGCTTTTAATGTGCATGTTCATTCGACCCATCATAATTACATCATCCCCATCGGAGGCATTCCACCACCACCCATAGGAGGCATTCCACCACCACCCATAGGAGGCATAGGCTTACGTGCAACAGCCTTCTTTGTTACCTTGCGTGGTGCTGCTTTTTTACGAGCAACTGGCTTTGCGCCACCACCCATCATCCCTAATAACGCTGACATTGACTTACCTGCAACTGGTCGTTTTGCTGCCATGATTTTCTCCACTTATCCTTTATATGGATAATTCCCCTGAATTTGCCGCAGCTTTGCTTTTTGCTCAGTATTTAACGCGCTGCTATCTATGCTTCTGCGGACATTGTTGTAACTTTTGGCCGCTGTTGCATATTGTTTCTTACCTTTGACTGAATCAGCTTTAATTCTATCTGTTTCATTGATTTCTTTAATGTATTGAGTTAACGCACTTGGTTGTGGTTGCGTTGCTTTTGGTTCTGAAGGAGTTGGTTTTTCAGATTTAACTGTTTGCGTTAAGGCTGATGGGGGAGTCGATACTGACATAGACCGTGATGTAGGCGTTCCAGATTTAACTGTTTGCAACAATGCACCAGTAGATCCTGCAAGTGATTTTGAATCACTTTCTGTGTTTTGTGTTACAGTTGGTTTTTCATCTATGGCTATTGATGATGTACTTCGCAGTGTTTTTGTTGGAGTAAACGCAGATGGATTTATTGCTATTTCCTGACCTAGTCCAGACAAACTTACTTCTTTTGTAACAGGATTAGGTATTGATACGTCATTGGAAACTGGACTAGCCAATCTAGATATAGGCGTTGTCTTAGGAATTGTTACTGGATCTGGCCACTCAACTTGTGCTTCAGGGCTACCATCGCCTCTTTTATATTGCCCAACTTTATAGTTATTGGGTTGAATTTTTCCTTCTACAGTTAATTCTTTCATAGCGTCGGTCAAACGTTTATCAAGGTAACTAGCATGATCTGGATTAATGCGTTTTTTGTATGTTTGATATGTAATTCCATCTCTAATTTGACCAAGCTGTTTTTTCAATTCAGGCCAACTATCACTTCCGTAACGGCCTTTTTCAAGAATTCGATCTAATCGGTTTTCGTAAATTCCAGTTGCTTTTTCGCTTAAATCTATAAATTCGTTGTTATTGTAGTCACGACCATTACCTTCATCAAGCAAATTAAAGTAGGCATCTTTATCTGCTTTCTCTGAAGATGAATTACCTTTTGGCACTACTGGTTTAAACGGCTTCTTTTCCGATACAGCTGCCGTGTTGATTGTTTTTTCGCTTTGTGTTTTGATTGGAGCTTCGCTATTTTTTGCACGTCGCAAATCATTTAAAAACGCTTGTGGTGGAGAATGATCCTTTGGTATTTGATGTCCGGGTGGAAATACGTATACCGTTTGATTTTTTCGGCCCCATGCTTGCGCTGCTGCTCGCGCTTCTGGATTTACTTTATTTCCAACAACGCCACCTGTAGCTAAATCAATACGGTTGCCTTTGATTGCGCCACCGTGATCTTTTGCGATTCCCCATCCATAACCGGGTACATAAAATACTGATCCAAGCGGAATATTATTTGGTACCGCAATGTCTCCTTTTGACACACGATCGCCCAATGCAGTATTTGGACCACCCTCCATGCGGTATTCAGCTCGCTCACGTCTATTCGTGGCTTTACTTGGATGTGGGGTACCGTAATAAGATGTTGCTGTTACTTTCCATCTTCGGCCTGTTTTAGAGTCAATCATGACGGTGTGCTCTTATTTACAATTCCAAGCACGTAACGATTTATTAATACGAGACGTAGGATCATTTGCTGTTGCTGCAGAGGTACGCTTTTTCTTCATACCTTCCATGCGAGCACAAAAAGACGCACGTCTACCTGCATCTGCTTTTGTTTGTGGATTTGGTGCAGGTGGCTTTAAATTGGCACCAGTTGTACGTTTAAAATGTGCCCGACCTGCTGAGTTTAGGCCACCACTTGGATTCTGATATTTTTTTACAACACCCATTTTGCACCTCTACTCATCATACTACAATAGTGATATAGATAGCATTACTTACGGTAGAATAGATTATGGTACATCTGTCTAATAGAGAACGAGACGTTATTACGCGTGTAGGTAAACATATGACGTCTAAAGAAATTGCTATTGATTTAAAAATAAGCCCTCGAACAGTACACGCTTGCTTGGAAAATATTTACTTTAAGTTAAATGTTTCTGGCTATGGTGCACGTTTAAGGGCTTACGCTGAAGCTGTAAAGCTAAATCTTATTGATTAGTCAGCAAACGGATCGTCAATATCATCAACTTTTAATGCACCTGCTGGCTTAGGGTTAGGAATAGATTCTTGCTCTTTCCGTGAATCAAGTAGAGTCCACCCATCAATAAGCACTTTGACTGATTGTTGTTTTACGCCATCTTTGTTTACGTAATTGTCTAATTGAATCTTTCCTGTGATTGCAATCAAACGACCCTTTTGAGCATACGTGCCAAGTGCATCACCTGTTTGACCAAATGCTGTGCAGCTAAAGAAATCAGTTTCCTTTTCTCTGCCTTTACGATCCACAGCAATACGAATACTACAAACAGACTTTCCATTTGGGGTGTTTCTTGTTTCTGGATCTGCAACAAGGCGTCCAATTAATGTAACATGATTAAGCATAACGGCTCCTCCGATATGTATTATACCGTAGGTAATAGGTGGAATATGTCAACGAAAAACATTAAACAACTCCTCCCTTCTGGAATGAAGCATGGAATGAAAAAGGGATTAAAGAAAGGCTTTTACCGTGGTAAAGATCGCGGTAAGGAAGAAGAGCCACGCTGTCCTGATTGCGGATGCACCGCAGGTAAGTGCACCTGTTAAACAAATAAAGAGGAAGCGTAAACTTCCTCTTTATCTGTTTGGTTGTTGTTGTCCCCCCTGTTTGATATTGTTTCAGGGTTTTTAATTATAGCTGCTTTTGCAAGACCAGTCTAGCTTTTTTGCATTCTGGGCAAGGGCATTTATCATTATTTTGCATAGGCTTTAATGTAACGCCAAGTGTTGCTACTATCTTTTCACACATATTTATGTCTGATGTCAACTCATAAACAAGATACCAAATCGCTTTTAATAAGTCTTGTTCAGTAGAGTTATTCTCTTTGCGCCCTCTGCGCTGAATATATTTTAATACGCTAAATAATGGGCCAGAAAGATTCCAATCTTTAGCAATATCTACAGTTTGATACCGATTTCGATAATGTTCAAAACGCATTAATAGTCACCAGTGCTTCCAAATCCACCGTCTTTTCTCTCAGACGGAATATCAAACAATACATCGTCTGCTACAGCGACGATCTCTGGTAATGCAACAGGAGCAATAACTAGTTGCGCAATAGCCATACCGCGAAGAATAGTCCTATTGTCTTCACTACCGTTGTATAGAAGAATTTGTACTTCTCCTTGATAATCTTGATCGATTGTTCCGGGGCAGTTTTGAACCCACACAGATTGCTTGTAAGCCATTCCCGACCTAGATCTGATTTGTGCTTCATATCCTTCAGGAATTTTAATCTTCCATCCAGTAGGTATTAATGCGTTTTGTCCGGGCTTAATAACAATAGGTTTACTGTTATAAGCTTTAAGATCTGCGCCTGAAGACTGTGGTGTCTTCCTAACAGGAAGAAACGTGCGGTAATCGTCTTCTATCCTCCCGCACCATTCAACCTCTAGTTTCACGATACAGAGTCCAGTGCCATCTTAGCAAAGCCGATGACAAACTTATTTGGCACATTGACGTCTTTTGTAGAACTTGCAGAACAAAGCCATTTTGCAACTGCAATTACGTTTCCGCTCACAAGTTCAACGCCATCTTTTGTCACTGTAAATAGAATATTATTGCCATTTACAAAGTCCAAAGTCTGATCAACGGAAATATTACATGCGGGTCCGGGTTTAAGTAGGTTCATGTTTTTCAGTATACCGTAAGTAATATTCTTCTATTGCACGTTGTTGTAGTTCTATAAAAAACCTGCATGGAACTTTAGCCCCGTGCATCATTTTTAAGTAAATTACAGTACATACAGTGCCGATGTCCGGGCTGTTGATTTTGTGCCCGTGTAAGGTCACCTGAAAGGCTCCTGAAGGCATTTCCTCAACCCGAATGTCAGAGTCAATACCGATATCAATCAATAATGTCATACTTCTTCTGCCATGTGGTATTTTTTAAACGCCAACGTGGTAGCAGGAAGGACTTTACTAAGTACATTCCAGCAATCTGTGGCAATGTCTTGGTGTTCTTGCTGCGTGTGTGCATCCATGCGTACTCGGCAGTAATGCATCCAGTCACGCACTGTGCCTTTCATGTAAAGCCGTGTGCCAACGCACATTGGTAACACCATACGGGCTGACTCAAGAGCCACACCAGACTTTACAAGATCATCATATGCGCGAATTGCAACAAGAATAGGGGCTAAAGCCTTGTTATTCATCTCTAATTGTGTCTCTGGATCTTCATACGCAACACTTCCTTGTCGGTTAGTGCTACCCTTGCGCCTCATTGAAGGTAGATCAAGCTCTATTTTGCCCGGATTGGCGTAACGTTGACTGAATTCTTGGAAGTGAAAGCTTCTATGGCGAAGTATTTGAGCTGCAATAGCTCTTGATGTGTAGATTTCCATTACAACATCTACCATTTCAAAGACAGACCAATGGCCTTCTTTCATGCAGTAGTTGAGTAAGCGTTCGTAACTCGGATTATTCTCATCATTAGATGATATACGAGCCAAATGAATCATAAACTCTTCTGCGTCGGGTTGTATATATTTAAGTGTAGCTGCCATCTCTGCCTCCATACCCCAGACGGGAATCGAACCCGTACACCTTGCGGTAACAGATTTTAAGTCTGTCGTGTCTACCGTTTCACCACCGGGGCTTATGTATTATTGTACCGTAAGTAAGTATATTACTTACCTGACCAAGCTTCTGCTTTATTACCACCAGAGTATGGGACAGCTAATCCATCACGAACCAACTGTTCGTTAAGCGTACAAGAGGCCTTGTCGGTCGTCACACGGACCAACCTGCGCCCATACTTGTCTGCCTTGTGTTCTACTTGGATTGAGAATTTTTCGAGTCTAGAGGCGGCGTCTTCAAACCAGAACTTTGCTTCGAGGATGCACTTCTTTCCTTCTGCTGTAGTCTTCTCCGGCGTATCAATTCCGTGGAGCCTACAATGCTGATCCACAAGCCATATACCAAAACCGAGATCGATATCGCAGACGAAAGTGTCGCCATCAATAGTTCGTTTATATTTGATTCCGTATTCATACATGTGTGCATTATAACAAAAAAGACCAGTGTGGCTGACTGGTCTTTTCTGTTTGCAGAGTACGAATATGTCGGACTAGAAGAGGAGGTTCCTAGACTTTCATAGCTAACCTTTCGGTTGCACATTCATACTACCATCCCCGGTGCGTTTACATGCATGGGGGACGTTGTTTACCTAATCTTCATAGCTGCGGACATGTTAGATCGAGCAGCTCCACTCTTAAATGTACCGTTAGATTTACCAGACATTGCTCCAACCATTTTTGCTCCAGCTGCTGCAGATACAGGTTTTGCAACAGTAGGCTTGCTACGTGGAGGCCTACCACTAGCATTCTGCGCAGCAACACGATTGTTATTTAGTCTACTTGCAGCTCGTTCACCACTATTGTCAATACGTGCCTCGCGTTTAGTTTGTGTGCTAAACGCCATTGGTTCATTACCACCTGCTTGATTAATAAATTCTTTATTTCGACGAGGTTCAGGGATTTCTTGATTTCGTCGTACTAACTTCACAATGTCATCAACATCTTTTGAAAACCCGACTTGAAAATCTCGCTCGTATGCGTTTTTAGTCCCTTTACCCATGGCACGTTGCAAAGCAGCTGTCTTTGTTTCTTGTGGCATAATGCCCCCCTTAACCGGAATTGCGTTATTGTACTCCTACTGCTGGGATCGAACCAGCGACCATCCGGTTAACAGCCGGAGGCTCTACCGCTGAGCTAAGTAGGAATATACCGTAAGTATACCATAGTGTATGGATGTGACAGGAGGTTGGAGAGTGTCTTCTCCGTAAGGAGAAATAGTATAGAGGAAGAAGAGAATATTAGCGTTGGAGTCCCACTGGGGTGAACTGACCGGGGGCAGGGGCTTGCCATGCCACCCTAGGCTTGGGGTACGGGGGTGGGGGACTGGTGTGAAAAATCCGGACGTCTAATACTGGTGTTCGGGAAGCCCGCTGGGCTGGCTGGACGGTTGGAAATACACAAACCCGGCTAAAACCGGGAAGGGGAAACGCAATGTTTGACTTCGCAAAGATTGTAGCCGCTAAGAAGTCGGCTACAAAACACCACGCTGGAACGTTCTTGGATGCCCTGTTTATGGTGAACGCGGCATATGAGACGAAGTTGACAATCAGCACTAACAGTGTTGATTGGTCGGTGTTGACTGATAAGAACAGTTCGCTCAATGAGCGCTATACGTCCATTGGCAAGTTGTGCCTTCCGTTTACGCGAGAGGCACTTGCAGGTTCTTATGACGTCGACGCTGTCAAGATTCTGGTTGACACGTGGTCGTTGGTTGCCCGTTCGATTGAGAATCGTGATTCGATTCCCGTCGAGCCGGACGCTGCCACCGCATGGATGCGGTCTGTACTCGCTAAAGTCCGACAGGACGGCAGCAAGTATGTACCGCCCGTTGCTGAGGCGGTTACTGAAGAGGCTACTGAAGCCAAGTAGAATGCAGCCCACTACGCACACAATGCGTGGTGGGCTTATTTCAAAAACCCTCCCATTAATAGCATTGAGGTTTGTGTGTTGGTACACACGCCTTCTATCTAGTGATAGAGCTTCCTTATGGGAGTAGACAGGAGCATAACCTGTAAGGCGTATTTGTATGGTAGCCAGCACCTAGAAGCTGCGCAGAAAGAGAGAGTGACTGCCATGCGTTTTAATGGCATGTTTCAGACGCCTAATAAGGCTTTCGTTTTTCACGTGGAAACACCCACGAATGGTGTAGAGATGATCTCTACCATTACCTGTGCTTCCCCTAGTGGAAAGCTCAGTATGAAGCGTGTGTTGTACACGGTTCGTGACTTGCAGAAGGCGATGATTGAGATTGCCTCTGTCCTCGGTGGTGGTGAAGATACTGGGGTTCTCAACCTCACGAAGCAGATTGGAGAGTTGAAGGTATGAAGGTGAATACAGACCGTGCCTACATCGTAATGGCCATCATTGCGGTGCTTATCGGGTTCTACGCTATGTACCAGCAATCGCTGGTACAGGCTGCCGAGTT